ATTTTTTTTCCAGCATATTTAGAACATGGTTTTACAGTAGATGCTGGAGTAGATGATTTTAGATTTGTGCATTTTAATTTACAAGCTGTTAGAAAATTATTAACTAATCATTTGAGAGGACAAGATGTCAAAAGTAAAAAATAATTTTTTAAAAAAAGAAGATTTTAATAAAATAAAAGAAGCTTTAACTTCTGATATTTTTCCTTGGTATTTAAATAATAATAAAACATCTAAAGACCCTAAAGAATATACAAAAGATAAAAACGATTATCAACTTACCCATGTTTTTTTTCAAGATGATAAAATAAATTCTAATGCTTATAGGTTATTAGAACCTATTATAGAAATATTAAAACCTAAATATTTTATAAGAATAAAAGCAAATTTAGTTTCTAATACAGATAAAGTTTATAAGTTTGATAAACACACAGATCAAGAGTATAAATGCAAAGCAGCTATATTTTATATTAATACTAATAATGGTTTAACATTGTTTAAAGATAGAAAAGTACAAGCAAAAGAAAACAGGGTAGTATTTTTTGAAGGAAATGAAACTCATCAAGCTACAACTTGTACAGATCAAAAATATAAAATAGTAATTAATTTTAACTATCAATAATATGAATTGGAAAAAAGATAAATTTACTGTAATAAAACAAGCTATAAATAAAGATACAGCTGAGCTTTTAAAAAATTATATATTACTAAAAAGAAAAGTAACTCAAACATTTATTACAACTAAACATATATCAGAATTTAATCATGACTGGGGAACTTGGTCAGATCGACAAGTTCCAGGTACTTATTCTCATTATGGAGATGTGATGATGGAAACATTATTAACTACATTAAAACCAAAAATGGAAAAAACTACAGGTTTAAAATTATTTGAAAATTATTCTTACACTAGAATTTATAAAGTTAAAGATGTATTGCATAGACACAAAGATAGATTTAGTTGTGAAATATCAACTACATTAAATTTAGGTGGAGATAAACCTTGGCCAATTTATATAAATCCAAATGAAAAAGAGGGTAGTATAAACTCTACAACAAGAAAATATGATGCATCTGAATCTAAAGGAGTTAAGGTAAATTTAAAACCTGGTGACATGTTAATTTATAGAGGTGATTTACTAGAACATTGGAGAGAACCTTATACAGGAAATTATTGTGCACAAGTATTTTTACATTACAATAACAAAGCAACTAAAGGTGCAGAAGAAAACGCTTTTGATAGACGACCACATTTAGGGTTACCAAGTAGATTTAAAAGAGTAGAAAAAAAGATTCCTAGATAATGAAAGACTTTCCTATTATAAGGATTGAAAATTTATACGACTTTTCTAAAGGAGAGCATACAAGAGTTAAAAATAAAGTTATTGATCAAATTAAAAGAGCACAGTGGGATAATAATTATGCTCTTGAAAAAAGTAAATTTACTACAAAACTTTATAATACATTTGTAAATACTGCTAAAAAACATTTAAAGTTTAAAGTTAATAAAGATTTGAATAGAGATTTTTGTTGGGCTGTAGCTTCTAATAAAGACTTTAAACCATCTGTTAATTGGCATAATCACATTAAATCTTCAACTATTAATTCAGTTTATTATTTAAATATACCAAAAGATATGAAAGGTGGTGAAATAGAATTTAAAAATAGAAAACAAAATATAATAAAAATTAAACCTAAAACAAATGAGTTATATATTTTTCCATGCTGGTTATGGCATAACCCTGTTAATGTTAAATCAAAACAGTTTAGACTTTCGATAAATATGGAAATAATTGCAATAGAAAAACATTGGGAAATATTTAATGAAAATAACTGATTATAAAATAGAAAGCTGGTTTTCTGTTCCTATCTTATCACACTACAATCCAGAATGGGCTGAAAAATTATTGAAGCCGTCCCTTAAATATTTAGACTATGAAAAGATTAATAAAGAAAGATTTTATAAAGGTAGAACTACATACGACACTAAATACAATTTAGCTCAACAACCTGAATATAAAAAGTTTTTAAAATATTTAAAACAAGTAGCACAAACTTATTTAACAGATTTAGGTTTTGATTATAGTCAAATAGCTAAAAAATTTGATCCTTATTTCTTTACTACAGAATTAAATAAAGGGTCCTATCAAGAAAGACATATACATAAATATCAGCTATCAGGCATTTTATATTTAAAAGTACCAGAAGGTTCTGCTCAAATTATTTTTAACGACCCTTTACATGTAAGAGAATATAATAATTGGCCTGTATTAGATTATCGAAATATAAATACTTTTGGTACTGTTTCATATAAACCTGTAGTAGGAAGTCTTTTATTATGGCCATCTTGGTTGTATCACGAAGTTCCTACACATAAAATAGATGATAATAGAATTGGCCTGGTATTAAACCTCTAGAAATCCACAATAAATCTGATATAATCTAGCACTTTATAACAGGTTTTTTATGCTACAAAAATTAGGTTTTTTACCCGGATTCAATAAACAAGTCACACCCACTGGAGCGGAGTCTCAATGGATAGAGGGTCAAAATGTACGTTTTAGATATGGTACCCCTGAAAAAATAGGTGGTTGGAATCAATTAGGAGACGACAAATTAACTGGTGCTGCTAGAGGTTTGCACCACATGGTTAATAGAGATGGTATTAAATATTCTATTATAGGTACAAATAGAATTTTATATGCTTTTTCTGGAGGAATATATTACGACATACATCCTTTGGTAAATCCATCAGGAACTGCTGAAACAAATTTTTTTAGCACATCCAACGGATCACCAGATGTAACTTTAACTTTTTCTGGTGCACATAATCTTGAAGCAGGGGATATTATATTATTTGGTGATGCTAGTACATTTACTGCTATCACTAACTCTAATTTTGGAGCATCTGATTTTGCAGATAAAAAATTTATGATAGCAGACGTACCTTCTGGAACAGAAGCTACTATTACTATGCCTAGTAATGAAACAGGATCAGGAGCCACTACATCAGGAGGCATTACTTATTTTCAATACTATCACGTAGGACCAGCTGAACAAGTTGGAGTGTTTGGTTTTGGTATATCCCAGTGGGGTGGAACAACAACAGCACCTAAAACAACAACATTAACTGCTCCAGGTTTAGGAGATAATGCTTTTGGAACGGGTGGATCAGGAACTACAATTAACGTAGCAAGCACCACGGGTTTTCCTAGTGCAGGAACAAATTATATACAAGTTGGAACTGAAGAAATATCTTACACAGGTGTAACTGCTACAAGTTTTACTGGAATTGTAAGAGCTGTTAGAGGCACAACACGAGCAGCGCACTCTACAGGTGCAACAGTTACAAACACAAGTGGCTATTCTGCATGGGGTCAAGCAGCAAGCACCACGGATAAAGTAGCAGAGCCAGGTTTATGGGCTCTTGATAATCTTGGTGATACGCTTATTGCTTTAATTTTTAATGGTGAATGTTTTGAATGGAATTCAAATGCATCTAATGCTACAGCAACACGGGCAACAATTATTACTGGTGCACCAACTGCATCTAGAGATATGTTAGTATCTACACCTGACCGTCACTTAGTATTCTTTGGAACAGAAACAACTATTGGTGATAAAACAACACAAGATGAAATGTTTATAAGATTCTCATCTCAAGAAGATATAAATGATTACACACCAACGGCAGAAAATAGTGCTGGTACACAAAGACTGGCCGACGGATCACGGATCATGGGAGCTGAACTTGGTAGAAATGCAATTTATGTTTGGAGCGATACTGCTTTATTTACTATGCGTTTTGTAGGAACTCCTTTTACGTTTGCTTTTGAACAAGTAGGTACCAACTGTGGATTAATTGGAATGAATGCAGCTGTTGAAGTTGATGGTGCTGCGTATTGGATGTCTGAAAATGGTTTTTTTAGATACACTGGTAAACTAGAATCAATGGACTGTTTGGTTGAAGACTATGTTTATGATGATTTAAACGTAACATCTAATCAATTTATATATTGTGGTATTAATAACTTGTTTGGTGAAGTAACTTGGTTTTATCCAACATCAGGTTCTAATGTTAATTTAAGATCTGTTACATATAGTTATTTAGACTCTACAGCTAAACGACCAATATGGTTTACAAACGATAGCACTTTATTTACTAGAACAACTTGGCAAGACTCAGCTGTTTTTGGGTTACCGCATGCAACACAATATGATGCTGGTGATGATACATCGTTTGATGTAGAAGGTAACACAGAAGGAGTTTCATATTATTACGAACATGAAACAGGAGTTAATCAAATTAGAAGTGGTGTAACGACAGCTATACCTGCAAGCATAACATCAGGAGACTTTGACATTACACAAAAAGTTGTTAGAGGGGCTGCTACAAATTTAGCGGACATGAGAGGTGATGGTGAAAATATTATGAGAGTTAGTAGAATTATACCTGATTTTATATCTCAACAAGGTAATTCTATTGTACAGTTAGATTTAAGAAACTATCCTAATGATACGTCAGCTAGCTCATCTTTAGGACCTTTTACAGTATCTAGTTCTACAGATAAAGTAGATACAAGAGCCAGAGGCAGAGCAGTAGCTTTAAAAATATCTAATACTGCAGTAGATACTAGTTGGAAATTAGGAACTTTTAGATTAGATATACATGCTGGAGGAAGACGATAATGATAGATAAAA